TTAGTGCCGTCTGCCAAATCAGATTTATCGCTTGGAAGCAAAGCTTTCACTTCTTGTGGAAGTTCCTTACCTGCTGTGCCACTGACAAATTCATGTGTAGACTTGTAGGTTGGTGCCGGACTTGGTTTTGCCACAAACGTCCAAGTTCCAACAAATTTAGCGTCTGCTTCATTAATGATTGCTTCGTTCTTGTCATATGACTGGAAGCTCCAGCTGCCATCAGAGGTTTCAACTTCTGTCTTGACCGGCTGTGTTGGAGTGGTCTTAGTGCCGTCTGCCAAATCAGATTTATCAGTTGGAAGCAAAGCTTTCACTTCTTGCGGCAATTCCTTACCTGCTGTTCCACTAACGAACTCATGAGTAGCCTTATAGGTTGGAGCTGGAGTATAGTCCCAAGTGCCGACAAAGTGAGCGTCCGCTCCATTGATGGTTTCTTCAGCCTTATCGTAAGACTTGAAGATCCAAGTGCCATCAGATGTTTCAACTTCTGTCTTGACTGGTTGCGTTGGAGTGGTCTTAGTGCCGTCTGCCAAATCAGATTTATCGCTTGGAAGCAAAGCTTTCACTTCTTGTGGAAGTTCCTTACCTGCTGTACCACTAACGAACTCGTGTGTCGCCTTATAAGTTGGATTTGGGGTGAAGTCCCATGTACCAACAAAGTGCGCATCTGTTCCGTTAATCGTCTCTTCTGCCTTGTCGTAAGACTTAAAGGTCCAAGTGCCATCGGCAGTCTGCACTTCTGTTTTAGCCGGCTGTGTCGGGGTGGCTTTCGTGCCATCTGCCAAGTCAGGCTTGTCGGCTGGAAGCAAGTCTTTCACTGCTTGTGGCAATTCCTTACCTGCTGTACCACTAACGAACTCGTGAGTTGCCTTGTAAGTTGGCGCCGGTGTAAAGTCCCAGGTACCAACAAAGTGAGCGTCTGCTCCATTGATCGTCTCTTCGTTCTTATCGTAAGACTTGAAGATCCATGTACCGTCGGTTGTTTTCACTTCCGTCTTGACTGGTTGTGTTGGAGTAGCCTTGGTGCTATCTGCCAAATCAGGCTTGTCGGCTGGAAGCAAATCCTTCACTGCTTGTGGCAATTCCTTACCTGCTGTACCACTGACGAACTCATGGGTCACCTTATAAGTTGGCGCTGGTGTAAAGTCCCATGTTCCAACAAAGTGTGTATCCGCTCCATTAATGGTCTCTTCTGCCTTGTCGTAAGACTTGAAGGTCCAAGTACCATCAGCGGTCTTCACTTCTGTCTTCATCGGCTGGGTTGGAGTGGCCTTAGTGCCATCTGCTAAATCAGGCTTGTCGGATGGAAGCAAGGATTTCACTTCTTGTGGCAATTCCTTACCTGCTGTACCGCTAACGAACTCATGAGTAGCCTTATAAGTTGGCGCTGGAGTAAAGTCCCATGTTCCAACAAAGTGCGCATCTGCTCCGTTAATCGTCTCTTCTGCCTTGTCGTAAGACTTAAAGGTCCAAGTGCCATCGGCGGTCTGCACTTCCGTCTTAGCCGGTTGTGTCGGCGTGGCCTTAGTGCCATTCTCCAGATTCTTTTCTGTTTCTGGTGTTAGGTCTTTGATTTCCTGCGGGAGTTCCTTACCAGCAGTGCCACTGACAAATTCATGTTTCTTTTCATAGAGCAAGTCAGTAGTAACTTGATTAGATGGTGCTGAAAGATTATCTACTTTTAAAGTCACGGTATTTGCAATCGTTGCAGCACCCTTTTCTGCTACCTTTTGATTGGTTGCAGTCTTGTAGGTAATGACAATATCCTGAGAAGAATTTGCTTTAACATACTCCGGTGTCATCTTGACCATAACGGTCTGACCTTTCTTTTCAATCGTGTAATCACGATCTTCCTGCAAGGCATTACCGCCAGCCTCAACCTTGAGCTCCTTGTAATCCAGACGCTCGTCAAAGGTTTCAGTCATCTCAATAGTAGTCGGGGTAGCCAAAATATCCTTACCAGGAACTGGAATCTTGAAGGTTCCCTTATAAGTCACCTCTTGACCTTCCTTAGCTGGAATCTTAACTGGATCCACTTCTAAGACTGGCTTGGGATCAACTTTTTCAATATAAAGACCAAAGACTGCCGAGCAAGCTTCTGTTGATAAATAACCGAAATTCAATGTGTTATCTGCAGAACGAACGGCCAAACCAGAGATGTTGTTTTCATTAGCAGCACCGCTAGTTGAAGTCGTTGCTTCCCAAATTGTCCGACCGCTCTGATCTGTTTGATTCAAAGCATTGGCATTGTTCATCAAGCGCTTATCAACTGCATTTTTATAATCATTAATATAGAAAGACTCTTTTAGACCAAAGCCGTCAACTACATCAATGTCAGTCGGTTTCATAACCAACTTCAAATCTGTATCCGAACCATCCGCATAGCGTAGCTCTGCTGTAACATCAGCCTCCACCCAGAAAGCTTTGTTCATAATGTTATTATGGGCGGCATCCACATATGGGATATTCCCAATCTCAAAAGCGCTTCTTTCCCACAACTCTGAAATAGAGAAAAATTCTACTGCATTTTTTTGAGCATCATTCATCTGAGCTTCTGCTGTAGATGAGTTCAGATAGTGGAGTGTTACCTTATTAAAAGTCAGATAGGCATCTACTTGTTTTCCATAAGCCGTTCCAACATTAGAGAACTTAAGAGAAAGCGGCTTATTAAAGACCTGATCTGCTTTTTGAGACTTGTCTACCTTGATGGTGAAATTTTCCATTTCTCCAGGGTAGACTGCTCCCAGATACTCATAGTTTGGATTAGTCAGATGAACCTGTTCAATCGCCTCTGACTTAGAAAGAACACTGACATTGTTAACATTCAAGTCAAACTTATGAATATTCAACTTGGACAAATCCGTTCCATCCTTCAGCTCCTCCAAGGCAGACAAGGTCTGAATGGGGAGCAAAAAGATTGAAAAAAGCACAACAAATAATCCCATCAGCAAGCGAAATTTGTTGCCAAAAGGATTAACAGGACGCAGTGAGCCCTGAAGTGGTTTCCATTTCATTTCTTACCTCCTAAACTTTTTCAATGATCTCGCAATCATTACGCAAAAAGAAATGTTCCCTTCATTTTATCATAAAGACCTATGATTTAAAAGTGCTTTTGCTAAAATTTTCAACTTTTTATTTTACGTCTTTAAAAATGTTTGTCCTTTATCATTCTCTTTTGATTAGAGACAATTTCCTCCACTTCTTTGCAAAATAAAAACTCCAAGGAAGTTCATAAATTAACTTTCTCGAAGAGCCAACTTTCTTTGCTAAGCTCAAGAACTGAAAGCAAAAAGAAAAACCTGACATACTCGCCAGAGGCAAATGTGTCAGGTTTTAATAACCAAAATTATTTTACAGCGTCTTTAAGAGTAAAGTGTAATTCATTGAGATAAAATAGCGTTAAAACGCATTAAATAAGCATATAAAGAGATAAAACTATCTATGTTTTTTGCTATAAAAATACAAAAGTTTTAAACTTATGCCCCCTTTTTGCCCCTTGAAGCAAACAAAAAAAGCCCCGACCAAATTGGCCGAGGCAGTGTATTATTTAAAAGTGTCTTATAAAGGAGCGAACTCCTTTCTTTCCTTATCCGTGGGCTTCCGTGAAGCGTTTGAAGTCATCGTTTCCAAGAGACACAACTGGCAACCCCAGAGTGTCCTTGAAGCTGTTTACTGATCCGATGTCAGAAAGTCCGATGTACTTGCCGCCTACGAAAACGCCGAAGCCATATTTACCGTTTTTTAAAATAAATTCTTTCATTAGTTTTAAATCCTCCAAATTATTAATTTCAATATCTGCTTTCACATCTTCAAAAGGTAATTCAAACCAGCCGAGCATTTGCTGCGCTGGTGCTTGCCAGTTGACATAGCTAAATGTGCCGTCGCTAGATAAATTGCGGATAACCTTGCGTGTCCAACCGCCATTATACAGAGCATCGGCATTGCTGTCGATGTTCTGCTCAATAGTGATAATTCCACCGTCAGCGGTATAACCAACCACAAAGCCGATATGTCCGAACTCGTGATATGGCAAGCAATTTGATACCCATACAGAGCCGATAGGCGGGTTATTCGAGCCGTTAAAGCGTGTTACTTTAAGACCGAGATTTGCAGCTCGGTCTAAGCAATCTATTGCGTTTACATAGCTAAAATTAAGCTTGTATAGTCCTTGATACTGCAGAATGTTGTCAATCAGGCTAACACATTGTCCTCCGTACGGATTTGTCGGAGCTTCCATGCGCTGATTGACTACACTCTCCAGCTTATCAAGTAGTTGTTTTTGAGTCGTCAAAAGACCACCCCCCTTTATTAGTCTTGTTTAGGTTCTGTATAATTCAGCGCATCAGCACTGTCGCCAAAACCTTTAGTTGTAGGGTCTGGAATGATGTTTAGGATATTAACGATAGTCAGCCCTACAAGGTAAGGGTTATTGACGAATTTTACAAGCAGAGAGCCTACAGCGTTCCAACTTGTCAAATCTTCAAACTTGATGCCGAAATACGCCAATACAGGCAGTGCCAAAGCTAGGATAAGACGTAGGTAAAATTGACGGTTTTTAGAATTAAACCGTACTTTCCAGTTGATTTTGTTCATGATTTAACTTCCTTTCTTTTCGATCATGATTTTGAGTTCTTTGACATCTTCTGTCAAATTTTTGATTTGCTCTGTCATTGCGACAAGAGCTTGGTTCTGCTTGTCGTGGTCGTCCAAGCGCCGAGTGTGGTCTTTCGTCTGCTGCTCCAAAAAGCCTAATCGCAATTCCAATGAGTTGATTTTGGTTGCTTGCTCAATGCTTTTCGCACGCAGAACATTGTAAAAACCATAAATGGTTATGATAAAACCAATTACAGTTATCAAAAATTGGTACTCTGGTTTCAAATAATAATCACCCCCTTTCTAATTAATTGCTGATGTTTGGCAGCACGATAGTCCATGCACCAGATTTCAGCATGTCTTCTGCTGGCTGGCCTGTGTAGTTGTAACCAGTCATACCAGTATATTTAACAATCGTCCGATTACCTTTCTGCCACTTTGGATTGGTATCGTAAGGATAGTTAATTGTGACGAATGTCGGCCCTGTGTATCGTTTGCCAGCAACTGGCGCGTCAATCTTCTGCGCTAGTGCTGTGTAACTGTTGATGTCCAGACCACCAGAGATGCCAAGAGCGATGTAAGTGACAAGTTCGAGTAGTTCTTTTAGCTCTGCTCGCTGCAGAGTAGCTTCTTGCTCTTTCTTATCTGCTTCCTGGAACTTCTTCTTGATTTCCTCGTCCTGCTCTTTCTTAGCACGGTCTGGGAAATTTTCTTGATAGACGACTTCCAAGGCTTTCTTTTCCAGTTCCTCGACTGGTAGGTCAATCGCTTCTTTTGGAAGCAATACCGGATAGAAAGCACCCTCTGCGTTCGTCAGAATGACATGAGTACCCTCTACTTCGTTGTTGGATGAAGAGTAAATCCAACTTTTCCTGTTGAAAATTAATTTAGACATATATCTCCTTTTACTTTGATTAAATAGACCAGCTGACTTGTGTCCTGATGTCTTTGTCAACGCCATTCAGCAAGGTCAAGACACCGTCACCGTTGACTTGCAAGTGCCGGTCGCTTGCTGACTGTACTTCAAAGACTGGCGCATTAAGCATGGCAGCATTTCCTTGGATTGGGACTAATTCTTGCGGAATACGCCCGAGAGAAATATCCCCAGCTTTTCCTTTGATGTTTAATCTCAATGTCACGATGTCGCCCTGCCGCTTGTAATGCACGCCTGTAGCACCTGTAGACGTCCATTCTATGCGCTTTAGGTTTGCATGGTCACTCCTTGCATTGGTTGACCATACGCTCCATTTACCGGCTAGCAGGACACGCTTAGCTGGCTCTGCTGTTGCGATGGACGGAAAGAACATCTGGAAGCACTCATTGTTACTGTTAAGTACCAATAGCCAACCATATTGACGAGCCGGATTGTTGTTTTCTGTGCCGTTTTTGAAATAAACACCAGTCGTCCGTTCCTGGTCAAAATCTTTACCATAGGCATAGATAGCAGTGCCATCCTTCTGCGTCAAAGCGTGCATCTGGATAAGCTTATCATTCGCATAGATGTCGCCTTTGACATCAAGTGCCCCACGCTCCCAGATTTTATTAATACCAGCGCCAAACTGACTATAGGATATGATTACACTCTCAGTCGTGACGATGGCTGCGAATTCGGTACTTGTGTAACGGTCTTCCAGCTTTCCTACGACTTCCCAAGTCTTATTGGCCGGATACTGTCCGGATAGGTTTGCTGGGCTGTTGACAAGCTCTGATATGCTCGTCCAAGAGCCAGCAGCAGGACCTGTGTCCGATGTGTAAGTCTTATCCGCAAGAGGCTTGACTTTGAATGTCAGCGTCATCTTGTTCTTCTGCGAGCCATTGACAATCAAAGGGGCTACTTTTGCCGTCCGTGTAATCGTTAATGTTCCACCGTTCAGACCAGTTCTTGCAACATCGAATTTTAAAATCGGCGGGAAGTAGTCAAGGATAGTTACTGTCCGCTCTATCGCATTACTCGTCCGCCCTCGACTGTCAGTCACTCTCGCTCTGATGACGACTTGGCCATCAGAGTTCATCAAACCAAGGCTGCCACCGTTGGTCGTTGTTGATTGATTCTTCCCTACTATTTCCGCATAGTAGCCTGTAATCGTCGAGCCATAAGCTCCTGACGCAGCACCAAAATTAACTCTGATGTCAGATAAAATCTTGATAAAGTGCTCACCACCAGAAATGATATTGGCAGCTATCGCATTGCCGTCTGTTAGAGTAAAGCCTGTTAAAGTCGGCTTGACGCTATCTGGTATAGAGAGATTAAGCCGCTTAACGTCACGTCCAATCTCTCTGCTTCCGTCATAAGTGATAATCGTGACTTGTCCGCTACCGCTAGATGTGTTTGGGAATTGCTCGCATAGTCCCATTTCTGGAGTCCATACATAGCTAGTCGTTACATCGTCACCAGCGATTTTTTTGTTATAACTTCCGCATTTTACCCAGATTGAATGCGTAAATCTTTCGTGCTTACGATTAATGTTAATCGTCGCTGGTTGGCCAATAACGGCCGTCACATCATTCCCAGAGCTTGCTCGTGGTATAGATGGCAGTTTTACCGTCTGGATAACTCTAGCGCTGCCGTAGTTGCCAACGTTGATATCCAAACCTACATCAAGACTAAACTCTTTAGAACCGTCTTCCGAGTGGTCTATTCGGTAGTCTTTGGATAACAAGCTCTTATCTTGATTGCCACCGATACCAGCATCAACGTTGACTGTGTCAATAGCAAGCCCATTAACTCTGACTGTGATAGGTTTTGAATATGACGGTATGAAAACATAAGCATTAGAGAATAAATGCACTGATACATTGACCATCGTGTAGTTGCCAGCTATATCTTGCCGCCTTACGCCCCAAGTCACGTCTAGTTGCAAATTATGCCCCCAGCCGCCGCTGAAATTAGCTCTTACTATTTTTAAGCACCTCCCCCTACATATCGGATTACATTCATGTCTGGATTGAGTTGATACTGTTCTTCACGGAAACGCCCGATTTGAAGCGTCCGAGTGAATATCCCATTCTCAATCTTTAAGACGCCTTGTGAGATGTAAGCTACCTCAGAGCCGGCAGAATAGAAGCTGATGCGGTCACTCTCGAAACGAGCAGAGGTCGAACCGTCTTTCTTTCCGATAATCACGCCCTCGTTGCTGGCGCTCATATAGCTGTCTAAGAAGCTCCAGCGCTCAGCCATATCGCCAAGATTGTTCTCAATTTCAACTACTCTTTGACTTGCTGCTATGAGTTTAGCTTCTGCTGCAGCTCGTCCAACTTCATCAGCTTTGACATAATCTTGATAGGATTTAACCCATTCATTGACTGTATCAATGCTGGCTTTGGCTTCAAGTTCCGCTTTGGCTAGCTGCATAGCTTCCGTTAAAGCGTTTAGTTGATCTGCTGTGAGCTTTTGGTCGGCCTTGCTGTCAATCTTGTCATTGACTTGTTTGAGTTGCTCCTCGTCGAGCGCTCCTTTAGGTCCTGGAGGCCCTGGGTCGCCTTTGTCACCTTTCTCCCCGGCTTGACCATCAGCCACATTGCTGAAAGTCACCTCTGCAGTTGCCACTTTCTCGTCGTTGAGATAGGCTTCCACAGTGATTTGCAGAGTTCCCTCAAAGTCTGTCGCACGGACTAGCATTTGACTGCCGCTGCCGATGATTGCGTCACCTTTCTTGTAGAAAATGATAGGCTCGTACACCTTGCCATTCTTTTCTAGTGTAGCCATGAGCAAGCTCTGCCCTGTGCGGTTTTTAAAGGCCGTCCCTTGGTCTGTGGATAGCTTCAATTCGTACGGTATAGCCTGCTCTGCAAGCTTAGCCATGCGAGTTAGCAAGCTGTCTGATACCTTGTTCTGCAAGGCTTGGAAATTCGCAAAGACCGTCTTATTTTCGCTCGGATTGGTAAAGCTAATTTGCTGCTCACTGACACGAGCTTCCAGCACCAACATTGGACTAAAGCCTGTATCTTGGATTTTGACAGTATCGCCGATATCCAAGTCAAAATATCCGTCTGCTTCGTATGTGATAGCCGGATAGCAATATTTCCTCAGATTACGCAAGGCTGTGGAGATAAGCACTTCTTCGCTATCTGTATCGACTTCCATGTCCTTACGTATCCAGTTATCGCCTGTCTCAGTACCAGTCAAAACTGACGGATATAGCTGTTTGGAAAGCGGAGCGAATAGCAAGCTGCCTTTTAGGTAAAACTCGACTTCGCCCTTTTCATTCTTCCATTCTTGTGTCTTCTTAGGGTCAATAACTACTTCTGTTGTGCTGACAGATATTTCTTTAAGTTCTATATCTGGCAGTGGCACATCAACCGTTCCGCTCGTTACTGTGCTACCCTCGACTGTCTTACCTGCTTTTAGTTCTGGCGGATAGCAGAGTGTTTCAATGGCTCCCAAATAAGCCTGTGCGTTATATGTTCCTAGAGTCACATACTGACGACCGGCGTAGTTCTGCTCAAGTACCGTTACGGTACTGCCGTTATTAGCGATGATGATGGAAACGTGGCCATACTGTCCAGTCCCTTGATAGGAGTTATAAGCCTTAATGTTTGCCAAAGCACCAGCCTTTAGCTCATTAGTCCCACGAGGACGCACTACAGACCAGCCAAAATTACCCCAAGCATAATCTGTGCCGATATAAGCTGCAGCCATACCAGCACCGACTTTTCCAGAAAAACCAGTCACGCCACCACCAAGACCAGGTCCGCCTAGCTTCATAGAATACCAAGCAG